TATGATGAAGTTCCAGCACAGATAATGAGATGGAACAAAGCAGGCGGAAAAGTTCTTGAAGGACTTACTCGCAGACGACAAGCCGAGGCTGATCTATTTAGTGGAAATTAAATTCGAAGGTCAGACTTATAATATCACACAAGATATGTGGGATGCCATGAATATACAAGCCGCTGAGTGGGGTATGGACATGACAGAGTACATAGCTGAAGCATTTACCAAACTTAAAAATGAATCAGAACCTCAACAACACGCTGGAGGAACAGCTAAGACTGATAATCTGTGAACAACAGAATGAAATAAACAGTTTAAAATCCACAATTAAAGTACTGAAAACTTCTGTAAAGGAAGAACAAGAAGCTAAATATAGAGCGTATGTTAAATATGCTAAGTTAAAAACTAAAAGGAAAAAATGGCAAACACAAAACAAGTACATAGAATTGAGTTAATAATAGAACTCGACAATGAAGATGTCGGAGAATGGGTAGATGACATTTATGATTATAATGATAAAGTCATGTTTCAAAACAGCCCTAGTAGGATAATATCCTCTGACACAACACCTTTAGATATAGATTCAATAGAGAATAAATGGATAAAAGATATTCTCCGTGAGTCCTAGAATAAATAATCTTAAGGTAGCCATAAAAGTACTCGAAGAAAACCAACAGTTAACTAAGAGTCCTTCACTATGGCAAAGCTACGAAGATGAGTTAATACTGCTTCGTGAAAAATTGGAGAAAATTGAGCATGGCACAACCTAGCGAGCAATTTCAAGGCGACATGAGCCGAAACGAGGTTGAAATAGACCTAAATAAATTCATGGCAATGGTTTCTGAAATAGGGGAACTAAAGCAAACCATCATGGAGATGGAGAACGAAAGAGAGCCAGACAATCCATGGCAGAAAGCTATATGGTTTTCTCAAATGATAGATTCTTGGCGTATTTTTCCTAGAGCCTTCCTAAGTGTATATATGTATTTACTATACTACTGTACATTTTGGTTTATGGAACTAGATGTACCCACATTAGAACAGTCAGGGTTGATATCTATAGTGGTCGGAGCAGGCGCAGCTTGGTTTGGACTCTATGCAGGTACAGCTAAAGATAAAATTAATAGTAAATAAATGAAAACAGTAGAAATATATAGCAAAGATAATTGTCCTTTCTGCGATAAAGCAGTAAGATTAGCACAACAGTTTCAGTTTGGAGAATGTGGCTTACAAGAGTTTACAGTTAAAAAACTAGGAGTTGATTTTAACATGGACGATATGATGCATATATTTCCTACTGCTAGAACTTTTCCTCAAATTATTGTGGATGGAGAAAAAATAGGTGGTTATACAGAATTTGAACCACTTTTCAGGAAACCTAAAAATAGTACTTGACATCTCCTCATAATTTCTGTATAATATACTTATGAATTTATTTTACTTAGACGAAAATCTAGACAAGTGTGCCGAGTACCATGTTGACAAACATATTGTCAAAATGCCTCTCGAAGTAGCACAGATACTATGCACTAGCATATGGGTAGATAAGTTTCTAGGGTTTGTTCCTAGAGCTTTGAATAAAGAAGAAAGAGATGTTTTGAATGAAGAAAAATCTAAAATCAAACACCTACTTCCAGAAGATAGACCAATCACACCTTATTTACCAATGATGTATAACCACCCATGTACTATATGGGCTAGGTCATCATTGGACAATCATGAGTGGACACATTGCTATGGCAATGCATTGAATGACGAGTATAGATACAGATATGGCAAAGAACATAAGTCCATAGCACAAGTAGTAAATAAATTACCCGAACCACAACATATGGAAAGGTTAGGCTTTACACAATTTGGATTGGCAATGCCAGACGAGTTGAAAGACTATGATAATCCTATACAATCATATAGAGATTATTACCATCTAGATAAAGCAACCTTTGCAAGTTGGAAGTTTAGGGATAAACCACACTGGTGGAACGAGGACTATGCAGACTATGAGAGTCGTATTACAAGATAGTCCTTATATAGCAGTATACTTTCCGAGTAATTGGACACAAGAAGAAATAGACATTTGGTTGTCCAAATGGTATTCGGAACGAAATTTAACACATTAACGAGAACAAACAATGTATATACCAGACACACAACAAACAAATTTTAATGACTACGCAAAGTTTGTAGTCAGCACAACATCTGAAGAAAGTTTAGATACAGTAAAACTATGCGAAAAGCTAGTTAATCTTTCTTTAGACCACCCCTTGACAGAATTTTCACAGCTACTCACAGCATCAATCGGTATGCAAGCTGAATCAGGAGAGTTCTCAGAAGTAATCAAAAAGATTATATTTCAAGGTAAACCATTCAACGGCGATCAACGATACCACTTAAAGCGAGAGCTAGGCGATGTCCTGTGGTATTGGGTTCAAGGTTGCACCGCGTTAGGGTACACTCCACAAGAAGTAATGCAAGAAAATATTAGTAAACTCGAGAGTAGATACCCTAACGGATTTGAAGCAGTGCGTAGTGAAGTACGCAAAGACGGAGACATATAATGAAAGCAATAGCACACTTCATAGCAGGTGTATTTGGCTTAGTTACAGTAGCTAGTGTATTACTAGGTTTTAACTTTATGCCAACAGTTTTATATACACTGAATAATTTAGCAGGCTTTATACTTTTACTTATATTTGTAGCCCTGTTAACAGGAGACAAATGATGATTGATTTTTTACATCAAATATTGCTTTTCCCATATTCAATAGGTAAGTACATATTTAGTATAGCAGCCTATTGGTTTGGAATTAATTTTTTATTACAAAGTGAATCTTTCCTTGCCTTTACAGAGTATTGTGAACAAAGATGGAATGACTGGGTGAAGAAAAGACAAAAATGATACAGTATAAATTTAACGAAAACAAAGTAGTTGAAGAACTAAAAAAGTATATAGACTTTACCTATGACCAGCACTATGCCCAAGCAAAGACTCAAACAACAGAGATAGTATTTGAGAACGGGCATGGAGAAGGTTTTTGTATTGGTAATATTATCAAATACGCACAGCGTTTTGGAAAGAAAGACGGCAAGAACACAGAAGATTTATTCAAAGTTATTCATTATGCAATCATATTAATAGGACAACTAGAGAAAGAGGACTATGAGTATGATGACCAAATGTATGTGGATAAATCATGAGACAGAGTGCATTTAATGATATATTTAGTGATAAGTTTGCAAGTTTTGTAAGTAGAATGTGGCTTGATCATTGTGATGAGAATAGTGCTTTCTATTCTGTTGCAGACGACTATCCTACATATTTAGTAAACAATTTCAAGTATTTAGTACGAAAATTTAACACACAAAACGGCAACGAACATTTAAACATAAAGTAATGACTAAAGAGGAGCAGGAGGACTACGAAGAAACAGTACGCACTGTATTGACTACAGTTGTGCTTGGCTCACTCTTTCAATTTTGCACTTTCGGTTTAATGATTCTAGCTTTTTATTTAATTGATTTAGGATTATAATGGCAATAAAAAGTAAAAAACACGAAAAATTAGATGAAGCTAATATCCAAAGAGTAATTGGACATCTAGAATCTGACACGCCCATAACAAAGAAAGAGGCGTGTGAGATGTTAAACATTAGTTATAATACTACTAGACTTTCTAAAATTATAGAAGAACACATAGAAACAATGGACTTCCGTGCTCGAAGAAAAGAACTCAATAGAGGTAAGAGAGCAACAGATATGGAAATAAGACAAACAGTTCAAAGATATCTAAGTGGAGAACCTGTTAGTGATATAGCTAAGGGTTTATATCGTTCTGCAACCTTTGTAAAAGGTATAGTAGAAAGGATAGGAGTACCTACAAAGCGTCCCAAAACTGAACAAGGAATGAAAGAGAAAATGGGATTCTTACCCGAAGAATGCGTATCAGACGACTTCGAAGTAGGAGAAAAAGTATGGTGCAGTAGATATGATCTACCTGCTCGCATCATGAATGATGGCATATATAGTGAAAAATCAGAGTGTAAAACTTATCATGTATATGTAATAGAATTAACAAACTTTGAAAGTCCATACTTTGGATTTATCAAGGAAGGCGGGTTCCACGCTCACTACCCTAGTTATGACTTAGGTAGTTTAAAGCATTTAGAGAAGTACGGAGCCGAGATATAAGGAGTAAACAGTGGAAGTATTATATATACTTCTATCGATCTATCTTAGTACATGGATCATGATTATGTATAGGACATTTTGTATTATAGCATATATATTAAAAGATAGAGAAGAAAAACTGCTAACTAAGTTTAAAACAATGCATTGCATAGTCTATGGACTAGGAACAATATGTATTATACCTTTCATATGGCAAATCGCTTTTTTCGATAGCGTTAGAAAAAGATGGGTATTGGCATACTGTGATGCAGTACAAAAAGGACAACAATGAGAGATAAATTACTTGCAGCCTTGATACTAAAATACAAGGCACAGATGGCTGAAGCCGAAGCAAACATACAAGTTTATATGAGAAACTCAGCAGGTATCGGGGAACATCCCGAGGTAGTTGCTGCGATTGACGAACAAGTAGAAAAAGCAGCAGCTGCTGCAGAGAAATTAGATTTCGTCAGCGGTATAAAAT